CTACGCTGTTTTTACAGAGGGGGTTTGTGGAATAGCTGATAAGACCCTGTAGACCGTTGTTCTTGGAAGTCCAAGGTTCTTGGCGATCTGTTTGTAGCCCTGCCCCTGATTCCGCAACTCAATTGCCTTCCGAACGTCCACAGCTACCCTTGGACGACCGATCCTCACTCCTTCAGCCTTTGCCCTGTGGATGCCAGCCTTTACCCTTTCAACAATCGTCTCCCTCTCAAATTCAGCAATCGCCGCCAAGAAGGTCAGCACCATTTTCCCCATGGAGGAGGTTGTATCAATGCTTTGGGTTGTTGAGATAAAATCCACACCAGTGGCTTTTAGCTGTTGAAGGATGTGGAGAAGGTCAGAGGTTGAACGAGCCAGCCTGTCAATTTTCCAGACCATAAGAACCTCGAATTTGCCTTTGGCTGCATCCTTGAGCATCTGTTGTAGTGCAGAACGGTCGTACGTAGAACCAGATACGCCAGCATCTTCATAAACCTGTGAAATTGACCATCCCTGCCTCTCGCAATATGCCTCTAGCTCAAGCCTTTGATTCTCAACTGTCTGGGTTGATGTCGAGACTCGTAGATATATGGCTACTCTCTTCATATTGTGACCTCCATTGACATGATTGATCTTCCTGCCTTCTTAAAAACCCCCCATCTCATACATTACCAGTCTCATTTATAAACACGGGGAAAATATTCCAAAATTCACTTTTATAAAAGCCATCATCGTCCCAATCTGATAAAGTGTATTTTCAATCGAACAGTTTAATTTGAGGCAGTTGAAAATGGACTCAAGTGGAAGGGGACAATTATGGTTGCCAATCTGAAAGGTGATTATTCCAAATATCCTGAATCAGTAAGGGATATCGCTCCGTTGATAGCTGGCGAAATATGTATGTTACGAAGAGCATGGGTTGTCTATGCAAGGCTGTTTATGGAAGATAAAACTCGAACGGAAGTCTTTTGTAAACTCATGGGTGAACTTGCATGGTATCTTCAAACCTCTCTCCAAGATCAAATGTTTCTTTCCGTCAGTCGCCTTACTGATCATGACACTCATCAGAAGGACAACAAATTGGAAAACCTCTCCCTAATGCGACTTGTTGAAGGAGCTACCCAATCAGGAGATGACACATTTACGGCTGACGTAGATAAAGAAATCACCGCTATTCGGAAAGAAGCAAAGGACATTCGTTTGCATCGCCACAAGCGGATTGCCCACTTTGACCTCAATGTTTGTAGCTCTAACGAAACTTTACCCACTGTGACCTTCTCACAATTGAAGGGTATGATTGACCGAATAGAGGCATTCTTCAATCGTTTCAACAAACGGTATCAGAATAGAGAAGTCCTGTTTTCCATTATGACGGCGGATGATGTTACTGGCGGCTTTGAGACAATAGTCGCGAAAGCCTTAATGTATGATGGACTTGAAAACGAGGGAGTAGTGGCAAAGTATAAGTGGAGAGATGCCATCATATAAGGAGCCTCTTATCTCGTACACAGCATAATCACTGGGTAAAAAGATGAGGGTTTTTCGTCCTTCCTGATCGATTCATAGGCGACATCTCTTCCAGTCACATAATAAAAGGTTACGATTGAGGTTACGATTCAACTCGATTTTGATCATTTTGAGAGTCAGTCGGAGACCTCAACCCTAGCTCAAAGACATCATAGCCTTCACACAACTTCTATGTGTTTGTGCCTGACTTGAGAGTCCCGAATATGGTATCCTCTGGAAAGTTGAATCGTCGCTAACCCTATGGTAATCAAGGATGTTAGGTGCGGGCCTGTAGCTCAGTCGGTCAGAGCGGAGGAAAAGAAAAAGGACTTGCCAGCATACGCCAACAAGTCCAAAAAGGCTGGTGGGCCCAGCAGGACTCGAACCTGCGACCAAAGGATTATGAGTATTCGGGACGGTTTTGCAAATCAAGCACTTATGGCTTGCGTTGGCTAATCGATGAAAAGACTATGCGAGGTCAACGGATTCATGCGTCCCATAAAGCAGCCAGCCCAGGGGCGTCTTGAGAACGTCAGACAACGCCTTCATCTCGAAACCATCCGGCGTCTCAAGATCCTTTTCGTAGTCGGAAAGATGCGACAAGGGTATTCCAACCAGGGAGGCGACTTGCCGCCGCGTCAACCTTGAAATCTTTATCGAATACGTGAGACGCTTCCCAAGCGTGCTCAGGTCTACTTTTTGTTCATCGAGCATGGATCCTCCTTGACCGGTACTATGTCAAAAAACTTCTTGCCGTCGCCCGGGTGGACGAGGCCGCGGTAGTGACGGAAGAAGATGTCGGTGCCGCGGTGGCCCATCTCACTGGCAACCAGGGCGGCGTCGTGTGTCAATTCGTATGCGTAGGATGCGTAGCTGTGGCGCATGCAGTCCATCGGCCAGGCCAGGATATTGGAGGCGGCGTCTTCGAGCTCACGGCTCTGGGCGCACAGCTTGCGGATGGCCGCATACAGATGCTTCGCGGAGAGCGGAGTGATGGGGTTTGCCGGCGGATAGGCATCGAGCCAGGCTCGGAGGTTTTCACGGACCGGCACCGTGCGATGATCCGATGTCTTGGCAACGCTGCCGTCGATCACGATCCACTCTTTACCGATCCGCGCCGGATCGAGGCGGGCCAGCTCGGCCGGACGGATGCCGGCGAAGAGCCCCAGCGCGAGATAGGGAACCAGCGCCGGGCGTTTCTCCTTGGCCAGCGTCATGAGCGCAGCCGTCTGCGCCACAGTCAGGATGCCGCGGCCGGGCTCGGCGGCGCGGGACCTGGGAACCAGGAGCGCGGGATTGCCGGAGGCCATGCCTTCGCGCATCGCCCAGCGGAAGAAGGTGGCCAGGTGGCGTATGGAATTGTTGCGAGTGATTCCGGTGCGGGTGCCGATCAGCTGGTTGACATGGTGCGACTTGATTGAGGAGACCGGGGCGTCTTCGCCGCAAACCGCTCCTAGACGCGTCAGGACGTGCCGGTATCCGCGCACGGTCAAAGGCTTCGCCCCGTGCCTTCTCTCCTCAAGGAAGAGCCTTCTTGCTTCTTTTAGCGGTATCCTGGGGACAGCCATCTCTTTCGCGAGGGCTTTGGCGGCCTGGAGCAGCGTCGCGCCCGGGGGCAGCACGGCCAGCGCATCCTGAGCATCGAGCATCTGGGCGCGGGTCATAGGCGGCCTCGAGAACTTCATGGCGGTGTCCTGGGCGTCGATCCAGGCGCGGGCTGACGCTTCGTCAGGCATCCGGGCGCGCGTACGGCCGTATGCCTTGCAGATCACGCAGTCATAGCCACGGCCGTTAGCCGCGGGCGAATAGCGGCCCGGACCGTAGGGGATGCTGCGCCCCCTGCGCTTCACGGGTTTCGGAGGAACAGGCGCGGAAAACTTCAAGCCCGGCCCCCTGCGCCTCGGGGTCAGCTTCATAATGGGGCCCGCAGGGCCAGCCATGTATGGTACAGGGTCTTCACTCATAGCTACTTGCTTTCCCTTAACTTGCGGCCAGCAAAACTTGGATTCATAAAAACTAGAGCGGTCACATAGGGTCTGCGATCCAGCGTTAACTCTCCACCACAATAATTCCAAGATGCTATATTTTCTTCTTTGACTAAAGGTTTCCCAAGCAACTTACTCATGCGTTTTACTGCCAGCTCGAATTGTCCGACATACGTTGTTGTTTCAGCAGAAATCAAAAGAACACCAACGCGTTCGCTAACGTTCAAATTACATGTTTCAAATTTAATACCTCCGAAATTCTCCGTGCACCGCATCTTATACATTTCAAAAGGACGGTTTTTAAGAAAGTTATTATCTGCAACGCTCAATATATTTGTATTGGTATCCTTTATCTGCTCGTTCAACATGTAACCGAGACACGATAAAGGCGGCACATATGAATCATCACTACAGGAAACCATAAAAACCGAAGCAACGACTACAGCTAATAGAAAACCAAACCGGCCAATCATAATTTACCCCCTAAAAAGAAAGTCTAACAAACCTTTTGCAATATCCGATAATACAGGAATTTTAAAAGCCCTCAAAACAAAAAGACCAACAAGACCTAAAAACAGTGTTAGGCATATAATGTCTTCGCGCCTCTCTTTTTGATACCCCATATATCAACCTATCAGCTCGCAGTTTTTGTAACAATGCGCCCACCAGTTTTGGCAGGAGCGGCAACCGAGGCTCGCCCCTCAGCAAGTTGCGCGACCAGTTGCGCGATGGTTGTTTGCTGGCTCATTGCTAAGTCACGCCAGTAGGTAACCGACTCGTCCGCTTGTTTGACCTTAGCAGCAGCTAGCGGCACTGACGCCGCGTCAGTAAGACCAAGCAGCCAATCGGCTGAAGCCCCAGTTGCTTTGCAAATTTCAACCACAGCATCACCAGTTGGTGTTCTTTGCTCTTTAACATATCTGTCCAAAGAAGCCTGTTTAATGCCCCAGGAACGGGCGCATTCAGCAATACTCTTTCCATTGCACAACGACAGCAACCTAGAAGCAAAAACTTTTTTCATAAAAATAATCTCCAATTGGTGTTGACACAGTACTCCAGATGGTGTATAGTTGCCGCCATCAAACCAAAACAAGCAGGTTCAAGCGTAAATCAAACGGGCGAGCTTGTAAAGAAAAAGGAAACAGGAACAACATGAAAAAGTTAACAGCAGTCAAAGCGACCAACCAGGACAACCAGATTATCAATGCCGCCGTGGATGCGATCCGCAGCGTGCTGGAGCGTTTCCACGAGGCCAACAAGACTATCGGCTTCGCGCCGCGCGCCATGCTCCAGGTGAGCGTCATCGACTCGCGGTGCACGCTGACACTCGAAGGCAGCACGCGCTCACCGGCGAACGGACACACTATCGATGAGGCAATGGAATTCCTCTGCTCGAATCCGGATGCCGAGTTCCTGCGGGGCCGCGCAAAGTTGCTCATGGACAAGGCGCAGGAGATTCTCGCAGAGGCTTACAAGCTGGAAGGAATCGAGCCGCAATACGCCGTTGCTCAGGCCGTGGGCACTGTAGAGGCCGCTAAGGCAGCCGCAGACGAAACCGGGACGGAAGGCGGTGCTGAATGAACATCAACCAGGCATTCCCGAGGAAGTATGCCGTCGGCCAGGACATCGACGGCAAGCAGCCGACGCTCGCGATCCGGGCGGTGACGCTGGAACAGATGGGCGAAGACGGCGAGAAGAAGCCGGTCATCTGGTTTACGGGCGCGAAGAAGGGCGTGGTGCTCAACAAGACCATGGCCCGCGCCATCGCGAACATCTACGGTCCGGAGACGGACGGCTGGATCGGCAAGTATGTGACACTGTATTCGGAGTTTGTCCGGGCTTTCGGCGAGAATCACTGCGCGATCCGCGTCAAGGCCCCCCGCCCCGACCTCATCCCCGGCTACGTCGCGCCGGAGAACCACAGGCCTGTCGGCACCGTGACCATCGTCGGCCTGCACAACATGGCCGAAGTCGTTGAAAAAATCAGGGCCGAGAAAGCGGAACGGAAAGGCGGTGCGCAATGAACGTGCATTGCTTCTTCCACAAGTCCGACCTGGACGGCCACTGCTCGGGCGCGATCGTGCGCCTCTGGTGCGAGCGTAACCAGCACGTCTACGTGCCCCACGGCGTCAACTACGGCGAGCCGACCGATTGGGTCGAGTGGGCGGCTGGAAACGAAACCGCCGTGATCGTGGACTTCACTCCTGAACGCTGCAGCAAGGAAAATTTCCTATACAGCTCTTACGATGTCCTCACATACATCAAGCACGTCTATAACGACCTTATCTGGATTGACCACCATAAGACCGCCATCGATGACGTGCAACAGGCGCAGCACCAATCCATGAAGGCCGGCAACGTGACGCATGATTTCAAAGGTATTCAGAAGAGCGGCACGGCGGCCTGCGTGCTGACCTGGCAGTACTTCTTTCCAGGCAAGGAGATCCCGACCGCCGTAAGCCTGCTCGGAGCTTACGACATCTTCGACAAGAGCGACGCTGAAGCATGGGCAAACGAGATCCTCCCTTTCCAATACGGCATGCGGACACGGGGCACGCTTCCGGACGGGACCGACGAAAAGGGACTATGGCTCAAGCTGCTCCTGGGGCGCAACGAGGACAAGGAGAACCCCGGATACTATGAGCTCGGCTGGATTACAGCCGAAGGCACGACCGTGCTGAAATACGAACGGCTGCAGAACGAGAAGACCGCCAAGAGTGCGGCATACGACTGCACGTTCGCGGGCATGCTCTGCTGCGCGATCAACGCCCGGGGCAACAGCTTGCTCCTGGACACCTTCGCGCGGCCGGAACACAAGATGCGCATCCTCTGGAGCTTCGACCGGAACAAGTGGCGCGTGCATCTGTACGAGAACGGGCACGACGATGTCCACTGCGGAGAGGTTGCCAAGAAATTCGGCGGCGGCGGACACAAGGGCGCAGCCGGATTCGAGCTTCACCACAAATGCACCATGGCTTGCTTCATGATCCCGGTCGACCGTTGCAACAAGCCGCCGGAAGAACTCTAACCGAAGGAGACCCACCCATGCCAACCACAATGACAGAGACGCAGGCGAAAGCATATCCGGCCTTCGGGCGCGTGTTCCGCGTGGAACAGCTGAGCAAAGGGGGCACCTATTACGCGATCGGACGCGGACGCGGCCACAAGGCGATGGTCCTGGACAAGCTTGGCTGCAGGCCGAAACAGGAAGACATGCAGCGCGCACTCGACACCTGGGCGGCGCGGCGCGGCACACAGCCCATCACGGACAGACAGGAGGCACGATGAATATCATTGACTACCCCGAGCTCGCCGGGGATATCGAACGCAAACGCAAAGAACGCAAGGCATGGGGACGGCGCGCGCTGGCATGGCTGCCCCGCGCCTTCAGGAAGGGAACACGAAAATGGAAGCGCTAAGACAGACAAACAACCTCGTCCAGGGGCTGGAGCCCCTGCTGACGGTGGACGAAGTGGCCGCGCTGATGAAGAAACCGAAGCGTTACGTCTCCGGGCTCATCAAGCGCCGCCAGCTCGCGGGCATCAAATTCGGGGGCAACTCCTGGCGGGTGGATCCCGAAGAGTGGCGGCGGTTCAAGACCGCCGCGGCGACGGCGGGCGGGGTGGACGGGTTCCGCCACGCGCGGGCGTCGGGCGGAATACGCAAAGGCATGCTGGGCTTCAAACCTAAAAACCAAAACCAAAACGAAAGGACCATGAAGAATGAACCGCAAGGCAGCTACCCAGAAGGCAGTGAATAAACCCGCAGCAGCGAAAGCCGCCGCGGCATCCAAGAAAATACCGCCGGTCAGCGTCGAAGACGCGCCGAAGAAACGCGGACGGCCCGCGAAGGCCCCCGCCCTGGTCCTTGAAAAAGCCACCGCGCCCAAGGCCGGACCCGCAGCCATGCCGCTCACCGGCACGGCCGTCATCATGGTGCCCGTCGACAGCATCATGCCGTCCCCCTTCCAGAAGCGCGGCAAGGAGACGGAAGCCGACCTGTCCGGACTCGCGGACTCGATCAAGGCCAACGGCATCCTGCAGCCGCTGACCGTGCGACCCGCCGGGGATGACGCGCCGTCAGGGATCAAACACGAACTGGTCTTCGGACACCGCCGCCTCGCGGCCGCCAAGATCGCCGGGCTCAAGCACGTGCCCTGCATCCTGCGCACCATGGAGGACGACCGCGCGCAGTTTGCCCACATCATCGAAAATTTGCAGCGCAAGGACCTGTCACCCATCGACGAAGCGGACGGCGTCAACGCGCTCACGCAGATGGAGGGCCAGACCGCGCCGCAGATCGCCAAGGCGCTTGGAGTCTCCGAACGCTGGGTGTTCCGGCGGCGCAAGCTCGCGGCCATCATCCCCGAGTGGCGCAAGATCCTCCTGGAGACAAAAGCCGGACAGCTCTTCTGCGAACGCCTGGCCGCATGTCCCGCGCCCCTGCAGAAAGTCCTGCTCAAGTCCGCACTGACGAAAGATCCGGACGCGGACAAGATCGGCGGCACGCTCTACGAAGCCGGCGCGCGCGACATCAAGGAGATGCCCTGGTCAAAGAAACACAGCCACTGGTGCTTCGCATGCCCCAGCATCGTGGACACGGTCAAAGACGCTGACGTGGATCTCGGCCAGACCTACCGGCTCAACGGCTGCAAGTTCTGCGGCGATCCCGCCTGCCGCGCGAAGAAGGAAAAGGACTGGATCAAGGAGCAGACCGAACACTTCGAACGCGTCCACAAGAACACTGCATTCTCTAAACCGCCTACGCTGGTCAAGCGCGACTATGACGCCGGATGGGACCGCAAAGACGCGCCATCCACAAAGTACTGCGAACCCTTCATGCTCACCGAGGGGCAGGAAGCCGGCAAGGTTATCTGGTGCCCGAAGCAAGGCGCGCCAACGGAGCGGCGGAACGCTGCACCCGAACCCAAACCCGTGATACCCGGGCACAAGGAGAAGTACGCGCGGATCAAAGCCATCCACGCACTGATCGAAACAAAAGGGCTCGACGTGATCAGCCCGCGCCGCGCGCTTGAACTGGCGCTGCTCTACACCATGGACTGGATCAGCGACAACAAAGAGCCGTCGCGCCACAGCCGGTTTCTGAAGGCGCTCAACATGCCGGACCAGGAGCTGGCCGAAACCGTATCCAAATGCGTCCGGGAGGATTTTTCTTGCTGGATTTCCGAAACACAATATACCACAACCCCCAAAGACCCCAACGACTACGAAGGAGAGGCCAACCAGCTCGCATTGACATTCGGTATCAGCGACAAAGACATCGAAAAGCAAGTGCGGGAGATGCTCGATGGCAACGATTGATGAAGTCCTCTCAAAACTAAACAAGGCGCGCCCGCACGGCGACCGGTCATGGATGGCCTGCTGCCCGGCGCACGCCGACAAGAACCCCTCGCTCTCCGTATCGGAGGGCGAGGGCGGCAAGGTGCTCTTTCGCTGCTTCGCAGGCTGCCGCACCGAGGACGTGGTCTCCGCCCTGGGCTACCGGATGTCCGACCTCATGGGCGAGAGCAAGGCCGCGCCGTCCGGATCACGCGCCCCTGCCCGCGCACCGGCGCCCCAGGCCGCGGCCCCGGCCGAGAAGAAGAAAGCCCGGCCGCCCTTCAGCCTGGCGGGCCTCAAGCCAGGCCACATCTGGAAACTTCACAAGCGCGACTACGCCTTCGTCGAATGGTATGACTACCAGGCCGCCGACAAGTCGATCCTCTTCCGCAAGATGCGCTTCAAGTCCGTCGAGGACAGGGCGAAGACCTTCATCCAGTGCGTGCCCACGGAGGACGGGCTCTGGATGTTCGGCCGCGAGAGCCACGGCGTCAAGGAAGTCCCCTTCAATCTTCCGGAGGTGATCCGGGCCGCACAGGAGGGCGACGTCCTGGTGATCCTCGAGGGCGAGCAGGATGTCAACACGGCGAAGCGCATGGGCTTCGCTGCCACCTGCAACGCGGACGGGGCGGGCCACTGGCGGCCGGAGTTCGCCGACTTCATGATCGGCTGCTCCCACGTCGTCGTGATCGCGGACAACGACCCCGACGAAGCAGGGGCCAAGGCACTCAACCCGGCCGCGAAGGAGTGGTGGCAGGGCCAGCGGCACGCCACGGACATCGCCGACTCCCTGGCCGCGCGCGGGATCCGGCACACCGTGCTCACGCTGCCGCCCGCAGAGGGCTTCCACGTCAAGGACACCACTGAATGGGCCGCCGTCGCCGGCACCGAGGAGGACTACGCGTCCGGCCGCTACCGCGCCCTGCTCACCGAGATCTTCGCAGACGCCAAGCCCTGGCCCTCAGACCTATACCGCCGTCCGTTACGGGAGGAGCCTTCAGCCTCAAAGCGGGTCAAACCCAAAGGCAAGGACGCGGCACAGGACGGACTCCAGCCCCAGCCAAGCGGCGCGCTAATAAAAGATGCCGCCGGAGGCATGCCGACTCCTCCCCTCTCCGGAAATTCCGTCTCTCTCTCCCCTTCCACCCCTCACATGGAAGGCGTAAAAAATGTTGGTGGAAACGGGGGCGCGGACGATGAAGAGTGCTCTGTTTCCTACCTCCGGAGCCGCCTGATCGAGGCGATGACCGACAAGGACGCGTCCGGGCTCCAGAAGAAGCGGCTTATGTGCAGCGCGGTGTGCGAGTGGCTCGGCAAGCGCGGCAAGTTCTTCTACGACCTTGAGGACAAGGGCCACGGCACCGCGATGTGGTTCGACGCCGTGGAGAAGAAGCTGCACCGGATCAAGCAGGACTATTTCCAGTCATGGCTCTCGAGGGCGACCGCCTTCTCGCGCGAGTTCAAGGACTACAAGATGTTCATCTCGGCGGTCCAGGATGAATCCCTCATCGGCGAGGCCACGCAGGGCATACGGCCCAAGCGCTACTGGCACCGCGAGGGCGACCGCATCTACCTTTCAAACGGCGAAGGCCGCATGGCGCGGATCACGGCCGACGACGTCACGATGGTCGACAACGGGACGGACGGCATCGTCTTCGAGCAGGGCTTCATCCTGACCCCGTGGGAGCTGCTCCCGGAAGCGGAAGCCCGCGACCCTTTCGAGTCATGCGGCGTGTTCAGCGGAATCTCCACGGTCGACGGGCGCGGCCTCATGCTTGTGCGCCTCTGGTTCAGCGGCATGTTCGGCGTGACGGGCTGGAAACCTTTGCTCGTGCTGTCCGGCGACGTCGGCAGCGGAAAGACCCGCGTCGCGGTGGCCATGTTCCAGCTCCTGGGCGTCATCCAGCGCGTCACGGCCATCGACGCCATCGGCAACGTCAAGGACTTCTGGGCGAGCGTGGACAAGGGCGGCCTTTTCTGTCTGGACAACGCCGACCATCATATCACCTGGCTGCCGGACGCGCTTTCCGTGATCTCCACGGGCGGCACGTTCGAGAAGAAGAAGCTTTACACGGACACCGAGACGGTCACCCAGGAGGCCCGCTGCTGGGCCGTGGTGACATCGGCCAACCCCTCTTTCGCCGCTGACGCGGGGCTCTCTGACCGCCTCATCACGGTCAACCTGCAACGCGTCGAACGAGACACGGCCGAGAGCGAGCTGACGCACGAGATAGAGGCCAACCGGTTCGCGGCCATGACCTGGCTTTGCACGGTCATGCGCAAGGCGCTCGCCGACAAGGAGCCGGTCCCCAAGGGAATGAACCGACGCCACCCCGATTGGTCTAACTGGGTCTATAGAATCGGCAAGGCGGCAGGGAAAGCCGATGAGGCCGAGCGTGCGATCCGGGAGAACGAAGGCTTCAAAGCGCTCTTCTCGGTGTCAAATGACAGCTTCGGCAAGTTCGTCCTGGCCGCCATGAAGCAGCAGAAAGGCGAGTTCACGGGCTCCGCCGACGACCTTTCGAAGCTTTTATCTGAAAAATGTGAGGGGTTCTCTTCGGACATGTGGACAACTGCGAAGATTGGCAAGGCGATGTCGCGCCTCTCGGTATCGCTCAAGAGCCTGTTCAAGTTTGAAAAGCTAAACCATTCAGGCCGAGCCGTTTACAAGTTGCATCCTTACGCCTCCCCTCTCGATGATTTACCCACAATCGAACAGCCTTTGTTGGGTGTTGTTGGGGATGTGGGGGTAAATCCGATAAAGTCCCATGATAATAGTAATTTACACGACTTTTATGTTTTTAACCCCCACATCCCTAACAACCCCCCACATAACAGATTAGAAGGAGAGGGAGAGAGAATAGAAAGCCCGTCCGACCCGGACGGGGAATTGAATGAATGGGAGGTGCTGTGAGCGCATGGACACTGATAGACGAATGTGCGGACGCGGGGATCATCTTCCATCCCAGGGACGGGAGGCTTTGTCCGGAGCTGACCAAAGGCAAGCCGCCGGAGGGTCTGCTCGACCGGGTGAAGGCCAGCCGGGCGGAAATACTGGACTGCCTCAGCGCAGCCACGGACTTCAGCGACATGGGCGAACATCCGCCGCTTCCGCAGCCGGAAACACACGAACTTGACGCAACCGAAGCATGGAGACAGCAGCATGAAAAAACAGATAGCAAATGATAGCACGAAAGCGGGACAGACGCTTTGCCTGTCCATCCGGCAGCCCTGGGCTTGGCTGATCGTCAACGGCTGGAAGAATATCGAGAACCGGACGCGCCGCACCACGTTCCGCGGACGGTTTCTCATCCATGCGTCCAGGGGCATGACCCGCGACGAATACGAAGCCTGCCAGATCTTCATCTACGGCTTCAGCGACATACGGCTGCCCCGCATGCAGGACCTGCCGCGCGGCGGCATCGTCGGATCCGCCGTCCTGCTGGACTGCGTGGACAGCCACGCCTCCGAATGGTTTACGGGCCCGCACGGGTATGTCCTGGCAGACGTGACGGCGCGTCAGCTCGTCCCGTTCCCTGGGCAGCTCGGATTCTTCCCGTACACGGAAAGGACAATATAGTCATGCCAAAAAAACACAAAGCCAATTTTGGCGGTCATGTCGTCAAAGCGTTCGTGATCTACACGGAACCAGGCAAGTGCCCGGCAACCAAGGGGCCATTCTCAAATGATGACCAGATTGAAAACATGCTGCTAGAACTTCCCCGATCCTGCGAAAGCGGAACCGTCTACCTGGTCGCCAAGGTGACGCACTGTCACGACCTCTGGATTGAAACGGCGCGCGACTTCTTAACCGTGTTGGATCGAACGACCCCATCACGCAAAGGAGGTGCCCTATGACCGTCGGCGACCTCAAAGAGCTGCTCAAGTCAAACCTGCTGGAAGACCGCAACCAGCTGTTCTTTGCCTTCCCCTCCGGAGACGACGAAGAGTTCAAGGGACTGACGGACTGCCAGATCGAGATGCACGCGAGCGGACGCGTGATCGTCTTCCGGTCACAAGCGGAGGGCCACCTGTAATGGACAGCATCCTCAACAAACCGAACACCGAAGCCCTGGCAGGCTCCACCCCCCTCGCCAAGCGCGCCCACGAAGTCTTTGCAGCGGCCGCCACCGGCTACAGCGGCGGGGATCCGGTCACAGCGACAGACGCCTACCTCGCGGCCTACCCGAAGACCCAGTCCCGCGACGCGGCCCGGGCGAACGCGGCACGGCTCGCCGCGAGGCCTGACGTCGCGTCACGCTGCGCCTGGATGCGGACGCAGCTCGCCCAGTCCGTCCTCATGGACTCCGCCGCCGTACGGGCCAAGATTACGAAGCTCCGCCTCGATGTGATCGACAAGACCCAGAACACCTGCCACAAGGCGCTCGCGCTCGTCGCCGCCCGCGACCTGGAGAAAGGCCTCGGGCTCGGGGCTGAGGAGAAAGCCCCCGTCGAGGTCAACGTCACCACGCTGCAGACCGTCGCCGGGAACATCGCGGCCGCCATGGAGGCGGTCAAGGTCAGAATCGCCGTCAACCAGAAGGACGCATCATGAAAATCAGACTCGACAGAACCATGTACGCCAAAGCCCAGCGCATCGCGGACGCGCACAACGAAACATTTGCCTCGTTCGCATCCCGCGCGGTGCGCTCTTACGCGTTTCCAGGTGAAACTAAAACTCCACGCATATGCAAACTCACGCGCAAGAACAGCATCAGCGCGGCAATCCACTCACACCCACACCCATACGATGACGTAACTCCTGAGCGCATCCGCCAGTGCATCGCGCTGGCCATCGAGGAGCAGGACAAGCAGGACATCGGCTGGCCGTGGAGATATGACCGCTCCACGCTGGACGCCGCCATCCAGATCTCGGCGCTCCTGGAGCGTCGCGTGATCGGATATGAGGAAGCTCAGGCCTTCTGCGACCGCCGCGTCGCCCAGCGCAAAGAGGAATTGCGTGTGGCAGAAAAAGCCAAACGCAAAAAATGACACACGGAAAGCAAACCATGTACGACCTTAACACATCCGCGCCCGCAGCCCTCACGCTCCACAAAGAAGCCATCCATGCGCTACCTTTGCCTGCCGCGCTGCACTTCTATGACCAGATCATCAAGCTTGACGATCCAGAGACGCTGCGCTGGATGTGCCGGAATGACCGCTACTTCCTGCTCACGTGCATCATTGGGCGAGCGGACATGGTCAACGACTGGTGTTATGACCGCTGCCGCGAGGTCGAGGCCTCGCCGGACGGATGGCTCGACCTCTGGAGCCGCGGCCACTACAAGAGCACCATCATCACCTTCGCGGGCGTGATCCAGGAGATCCTCAAAAATCCGAACCTGACTTGCTGCATCCTGTCGTACAACGGCGCGACCGCGCGCACCTTCGTCTCGCAGATCATGCTCGCGCTTGAGATGCCGGTGCTCGTCAACCTCTTCCCGGACATCCTCTGGCAGAAGCCGCCGAGCGAGCGGTGGTCGATCCAGCGCGGCCTCTGGGTCAAGCGCACCACCACGGTCAAGGAGCCGACCGTATTCGGCGGCGGCCTGATCGACGCGCAGCCCACGGGCATGCACTTCGAGCTGCGCGTGTACGATGACATCATCACGCCCGAGTCCGTCTCCACGCCCGACCAGATCATCAAGGTCACGAAGGCGTGGGAGCTTTCAGACAACCTGAGCATCGGCGACGGCTCCCGCGTCTGGATGATCGGCACGCGCTACCACCCCATGGACACCTATTCCGACATCCTGAAGCGCAAGTCAGCCAAGGAGCGCCGCAGGATATGCCAGGACGAAGACGGGCGGCCGCTGCTCTTCACCCTGGAGACGCTGCAGCAGAAGCGGCGCGACATGGGCCCGCTGGTCTATGCCGCGCAGATGCTCCAGAATCCGATAGGCGAAGGCGTGCGGATGTTTCGCGACGACTGGATCCAGTTCTACGACCGCGCGCCGGACCGCAAGAAGCTCAACGTCTTCATCATCATCGACAGCGCGAACGCCAAGCGCAAGGGCAACGACTACACGACCATGTGGGTAATCGGCCTCGGCAGCGACAACAACTACTATGTCCTCGACATCATCCGCGACCGCATGAACCTGATCGAGCGCACGTCCGCGCTCTTCGACCTCCACAGGCAATGGAACCCGATCCGCGTCTTCTGGGAGCAGGTAGGGGCCATGAGCGACACCCAGCACGTCCGCGACGTCATGGAGCGCGAAAACTACCGCTTCGTCATCCAGGACATCTGCCAGCGCATCCCCAAGCGCGACCGCATCGGATGGCTGATCCCGCTCTTCGAAGCCGGACGCATCTGGTTCCCCAGGCGGCTGCTGCGCCCGACCGTCTCCGGAGACACGCGAGACCTCATCCTTGACTTCATCACGGACGAATACTCGGCCTATCCGATCGTCTCGCACGACGACATGCTCGATGACCTGGCAAACATCAAACATCCGGACTGCGCCGCCGTGATGAAGTTCCCGAAGGCGCAGGAGGAGAGGCGGCCGGAGACGGCGCGCAGCAATTCGGCATGGGATCCGTACGCATAGGATTTTTTAAACAGAAAGGAAAAACAATGAACACAGCAAACTACAAGACATCAAAGGACTACGCGAGACTGTGGGAACTTGCCAAGACGGCGCGCATCATCTGCATTACAGATTATCGCGCAGACCTGAATTCCCCGGCAAGCAGGGACGTCGCGGAAACAGTTTATTCCTCCGCCGACGGAGAGAGCGTTGTGATATGCGCGCGGGGAACCGTATACGCGTTCGGCTTAAGCAGGGAGGATTTCATCCGGCAATGCCAGCTTGTAAACGTCGAATTCATAGATCCGTGCGACTGGAGTCAACCGGCTGTTGATCTTACCATACAGCACGCTACGCGGATCGTGAAGGAAGCCATCATGCTGATGGCTGAAGCCATTGACGATTGCGCCGGGCCACGCAACAAGAACGGCTGCTGGGACTGCCCCAGACACCAGGACGGCTCATGCGCCGAGCGCCAGGCGATAGACAAGCTGATACCAGGGTACGGGAACACCGCATGCTTCCTGGACAGAGGCGGCTTTACGGAGTTTGTCAGCGGGCTGATAGAGGGATGGACGGTTGAAGGGCTTGGCCGCGCCTTCCTCAAGTCGCAGATTGAACGCGACATATTCTTGCTGGCACTCCAGCAGCCACCAAAGGAGCAGCCATGAAAAACACCAACATAGTGCTCGCCGAGAACCAGATGACCGCCTTTGATCCGAAGTACGGCCGCCGCTACATCGCGATCACGGCACCCACGACGTTCAAGCGCACAGGCGCAAAGGCCTGCGCGTGCTGGGAGTGCGACGTTAAGACCGGAGGCAGGCTCTGTAAGGCGCTGCCGTGCAGAGGCGATTCAGAACGCAAGCCCGTCCGCAACGACAGGCGCAACATGATTTGGGTCCGGCGCGTGCCGGAGGTCCACAAATAAGGAGTTTGAACACACATGAACGAACACGACAAGAAATACGAGCAGACGAACGGGGAAGCCACGGCGCTGCTGAAGCAGATGGCCGCGGAGACTGACCCGGTCAAGATCGATGTGATCGACAAGCAATGCGCGCTCAAGATCCAGGAGCTGCGCGGAATGATCAGAACAGTTTAAGGAGGCCAACGATGAAATACAGAATAGCAAACGACAGTGAACTAAACGCATTTATAAACAAGCACGTCCGCGAACTTGGGCACACAGCCCACGGCGTTAAAGGGCCGCCACCTGCAGGAGCTACATATTCGGACGGCAAGCCGATCATCCATGACATTAACGTCGAATGGGTTTGCAGCTGCGGCGAGTCCTGCAAGATCATAAACGAGGAAGACAAACCAACGGCTCTACAGGAAGAGTGCGCGCGCCTGGATCAGGCTGTGGACATCTTCGCGCAGCGGATGAAAGAGAAGCTTCACAAGAAAGCTGCAGCGGGCTTTATCGGATGGGATGACACCGCATTCGAGCCGATCATCAAAGGCAAGTTTATCGAGCGCGCGCACAGACTGCACGAAGGAGACACCAGCCAGGCCGTCGATGTCGCGAATCTGGCCATGATGCTCTTCACCCAAGCCGGTCCGGATCCGGAGAACAACTGCATCTGCTACGCTTGCGGGACGGCGGGGCACAACGGCGGAGACGAGCAATGCGCCTGCGAAGACATACCTGTCTTTGACGCGGTGCGCTGCGGATCATGCAAGCACAAGGCCGCGTGCGATGTCGCGCTGCACCCAGAGCTCTATCCTGATGCGACGAGGGGAGAGGAGGCACGGCCATGATAAAGAAAGCGCGGCCCACATCGAAGAGTGTCGAAGAGCTGAAAGCAGAACTTCGTAATGCGCACGAACATCTTGAAATGGCGTGGTGTGTGATCGCCAACGCGGGCGTGTCCCTGGGTGACTGGAAAAGCATGACACCAGAATGGCGAGAGGTAGCAATCAAATGGCGCGACCAGTGGCACCAGATGCGTTCAGTAGCCAAGAAGCCGCGCGAGGTGCGCCGCTGGAGATGCAAAGCCAATGGTGTATGCGTTAAACAGCCTCAATATCAACTTCCGGTGCACGGGAAATTCTGCACAGGATGCGACGGCAAAGGAGATGACAAGCCATGAAATTAAGCGAACGCACCACATCAATCATATTCTATGCGGTTGTCGTCTTCCTCCTGGTGTCGATGTTCCTGGCATTCATACGCAACTCAATGGACATGTACAGGGACTGGACCTACGTGGACAATACGCTTTTCATTCACCTCACACTGACCAACGACGTCATCATCACGGAAGGCGGTGTCGAATGAAGTGCAAGGACTGCGGCAAGAAGTTCGTCAAGGTCGTGACGCGTCCCCAGCGCGACGGAAGCCGCCTCAGCCAGTGGCGCTGCAAAGGGTGCAGCACTAAAATGGTGACGGTCGAACGCATACTTGCTATTCAACGGGCATCTGTCAAGAGGCCTGACATGGAGTCAGTCTGTTAGACAGTCTAACGGTATTTTTGACAAAACGCAGAGGCCTATTGTTTTCTTGACAGCTCAGTGTTATAAATTCTCCAGTCGTACGGGAAGTTCCCAAACAACTGGAGATTTTTTATGTGCTCATCAAACACGAAAATGCCCAAAGCGCAGGCCCCCGAGGAGCCAATGAAGAACGCGTCGCAGAAATCCACGGAGGCCAGCGACTCCACGGCGCGCGACCAGCAGCTCCGGCGCGGTCTCGCCTCAACCTACACGCGGAACCAGACGACCGCGGCCGCGCCCACCTCTGACACCATCGGCGGATAACACGCATGAAACTCTTCCCCAACACAGATTTTACGGAGTTGCGCGGATGGCTCAACAAGCGGGCCGCCTCGCTGAAGCAGGAGCGCCTCCCGCACGAGGGCTTCTGGCGCACGCTCGCGGATCACTACGAGCCCGACCTGGGCCGCGCGCTCTGCGACGACAACGCCGACATCGAGAACCGGGCAGCTGCACCCCGCGACGCGAAGATCATGTCTTCGACTCCGCGCACGGAGCTGCGCCGCATGGCGGCCGCGATGAAGTCCGGCACGGCCAACGAAAGCCGGCAGTGGTTCCGGCTGCGCATCCACAAGGGGCAGGCCGCCCAGGTCGAGAACCCCTCCTGGACGCGCTGGCTCGACGATCTGCTGCTCGGCATGTCCTCGCTGCTCGACCAGTCCAACGCCTACGGGGCGCTTGGCAGACTCTTCCACCACGCCGTGCTGTTCGGCAACGGCGCGGGCATCGTGACCGGCAGCCATCCGGACGACATCCTCGAAATCCGCGTGTGCGACACCGGCTCCTACTGGATCAGCTCGACCCGAGGCGGCCGCGTGGACGTGTTTTTGCGTCGCGTCGCCATGACTGCCCGCGAGATCCTGGAGGAGTTCGGCGAGAAGCGCTGCCCCGCCGACGCGGATGAGGCCTGCAAAGCCGGCAACGACGAAACCCGCTATACGCTCTGGAACCTCATCTGCCCGAACAAGGGCGACCGCTTCCCCGACCTGAATAAAGAGATGCCCTTCGCCTCTGTCTGGTGGACCGATTCCAAAAACGACTGCGGCGGCGAGCAGACCTCCGGCGTCGTGGACATCCGGGGCTACAGTTATAATCCGATCCTCTGCCCGCGATGGGACATCGTGGACGGCGTGTACGGCACAGGCCCCGGGCGCATCGGCATGCCCGACGTGCTGGAACTCTACAAGCTGGAGAAGGATTCCCTCAAGGCGATCTCCCAGCGCGTGGATCCGCCGCTCGCGGCCCCCGAGGCCATGCGCGACTTCGCGATCAACACCTATCCAGGCGGCATCTCCTACTATCCCGAGACCATGCGCGGCGACCGCGCCATCCACAACCTCATCGAGCAACCGCCGGATGTCGGGTCGCTTGAGACGAAGATCCAGCAGGTCGAGCAGCGCATCCGCCGCGTGTTCTACGCCGACCTGTTCAACGCCGTGCTCAACACCGCGAATTACACGGGTGTCCAGATGACGGCGCGTCAGGTCGACGAGATGTCCGGCGAGAAGATCTCGCTGCTCGGCCCCGTGCTCACCAACCTCAACCACGGCCTGTTCGACCCGCTCATCAACGCGGTCTACGGCGTCATGCTGGAAAACGATCTTGTCCCTGAACCGCCGCAAGGCATGGGCGGCGTGGACTGGCAGCCTGAATACGTCAGCACTCTGCACATGCGCCAGCAGGAGGAGGCACGGCTGGGCGGGATTATGCGCTTCATGAGCTTCGCGTCAGGCGTGATCCAGATCTCGCCCAAGTCAGCACGCAAGATCGACTTTGACCAGACGCTCGACGAGGCGTCCCAGGCGCTCGCCGTCCCAGGCTCCTGCATCCGCAGCGACAAAGAGGTGCAGCGCATCAATGAAGCCGAAGCCGCGCAGCAGCGGGAGATGCAGCTGCAGATGGCCAGGGCCGAAGTCGGCAGGCAGGTGCCCGGCTACGCAAAAGCCGCCAAGGATTTGAGCCAGACGCCCACGGCCGACGGCAACGCGCTGGAGACCCTGCTCGGGGCCAACGGACGCACAGAAGGAGGATTGCTATGAACCGGAACGACACCCCAGTCAACGCGTGCCTCGAACGCCAGGCGAAGGAACGCAACAGCCAGATGGAAGCGGACGCCGCGACGATCCTCGCCACGAAGGCAGGCCGCCGCCTGCTCATGAACATCATCGCGAAGGGCGGCGTGTACGCCAAGAGCGCGGGGAACAACGGCGACCCCAGCAAACTCTTCTACACATCCGGGCGCCGCGACGCCGCTGTCGATTTGCTTGCGGTCTGCAACAAGGTCGCGCCAAACATGGTATTGCTCGCCATGCAAGAAAACAACGAGCGCATCGAAAAATTCAACGCGGAAATCGAAGCCGCAGAAAAAGAAATGGAGAAAGGCGAATGAAAAAACTGTTATTCGGATATGAACTGATGGACCAGGCGAGCGACGGCGGCGGCGGAGGCGGAACGCCTCCAGCTACACCTCCGGCAACTCCCCCAGCAACACCACCGGCGACTGCACCAGCTACGCCTCCCGCTACACCTCCGGCCACGCCACCCGCTACACCGCCAGCTACGCCCCCAGCGACACCTCCCGGCGACCAGGACGGAGAAGAGACCGGCTCGCTTTTGGCCGAGGATGACGCGGACGGCAAAAAGACCGACGAAGCGGACGGCAAGAAGCCAGAGGACGGCAAGGCAGCCGCGGAGCCCACCCCCGAAGAGGTCGAGGCCTTTGTCAGCAAGATCAAGAAGATCGAACCCGCAGCAGGCGAAATCGCCCCCGCATGGGACAGCGACGCTGTCAAGGCCGTAGCGCCCCTGCTGCTGAAACACAAGATCAGCGACGCCGCGGCCAACGACATCATCGGCGCGTATGCGACGTACGTGACAGGACAACTCAAGGCAGCCAGCGAGAGCGAACGCCAGCTGCTCGCGGGCCTGCGCACCGAGTGCAAGAACCGTTTCGGCGGCGACCTCAAGCGCTTCGCGCAGGAAGGCCGCAGGGGCGGCGAGCATGTCTTCGGCAAGGAAGTGTTCAAGCGCCTGGCCGGCGTCGAGGTCTTCGGCAGCGACCCGGACATCATCGAAGCCCTGGCCAAGATTGGACGCGGGCTCACGCCGGACAACGCAGGCGGCAACGGATCCGGAGGAACAGCCGACAAGAGCCTCGCGGACCGGATGTATCCGGACATCGGCAAGAAATAACCACTTTCCCGCGTAGTCTCGCGGGGGTACACAAGGAGAGATACACATGGCAACAAAAGGTACACGCAACCCGACCCTCCGGGACTTGGCTAACGGTCTCAAGAGCGACGGGACGTTCGACAGCGACATTGTCGAGCTGGTATTGGAGGCGAACTCCGACCTGCTCGCGGACGCAGTCGTTAAAGAAGCGAATGGTGTCGACAACGACCGCACGACCATCCGCACAGGGCTCCCGGACGCGACATGGACCGCCTATTATGAGGGCGTCCAGCCGAGCAAGGGCAACAAGAAACAGGTATCCAACTCGATCGGCACGCTCAAGAGCATGATCCAGGTGGACAAGGATCTAATCGACGACTCGCCCAACGGCAAGGAAGAGATGCTGGACGAGGCCTTCGCCCACGCGGAGACCATGGGCAACGAAGTCGCCGACTGCATCTTCTACGGCAACGTCAAGACCAACGCCAAGAAGTTCAACGGCCTCGGCCCGATCTATTCGACGTATGGCGGCACGGACAACAAGCAGTCCAGCTATTACTGCATTTCGTCGAAGCGCACGGCTACTCCGGATTCTTCGACGTTGCGCTCGATCTACCTGATCGGCTGGGGACGCCGCGGCGCGACCCTGATCTATCCGAAGGGATCGAAGGGCGGCCTGCAGCGCGACCCCGTGACGGACGAGACCATCACCCAGGCGGACGGTTCGCGCCTGAAAGTGAAGGAGCAGTTCTTCAAGTGGAATATCGGTCTGACGGTCAAGGACTTCCGCACGTGCGGACGCATCTGCAACATTGAGGGCAACACCCTCTCGACGCTGGACGTGGATCTCGGCGAATACATGCTGAAGATCAAGACGCGCTGCAAGCGCGCGGGTCTGAAGTGCGTGTGGTACATGCCGGAGTCCGTTCTGGAATGGCTTGAAGTGAAAACCCGCCGCCAGACCCTGGTGACGAGCTTCTCGTTCAAGGACGTCGCAGGGGAGCCGATCCTGCACTTCGACGGCATCCCGATCCGCAAACTCGAATGCCTCGAAACCAACGAGGCTGCGGTCGCAAGCGTCTAACCGGCGCTTACAACCCGATCTAATCGCGCGCAGGCCCTGCAAGGGGCCTGCCGCACAACCCAAGGAAAAGAAACAAGACATGAAAACTTCCAAGCATGATATGTTCTGCGAGGCTCAAGACCTCGCCACGGCAGTCTCCACTGACGTCATTGATAATAAGCTCAACGGCGACGATCTTTCGCGCACGCTCAATGTGTTCGCGAAGGTCGAAGGCGGAACGATGGCGGGCGGAACGAGCATGACCGCGAAGCTCCAGACGTCGGCGGACAACGAGACGTTCGCAGACCTCGTGACCTACCCGGCCGCGACGCTGGCGACCATCAACGCCACGGGATACATCGTCCCGCCGACGCCGCTGCCATCAGGGCTCAAGCGCTACCTGCGCCTGGACTTCACGGCATCCGGAACCTTCACGGGCGACGGCAAGATCCTCGCAGGTCTCACGCCATCCCTCGACAAGCTCACGTAACCGGGCGGAACCCGGAAAGGAAAACCAGCAATGGCGACATACATGCTCAAACCAGGACACGCGCGCACGTTCCTCCTCGGGGACGCGCGCAGGCCGGGCCAGCCTGTCGTCGTCGAAAACCTTGAGAGTCTTTCGGATTACGACCGCCAGGCTCTCAAGGCCCATTTCGACTGCACAAGCCCCGACAGCCCCAAAGCCGACCCGAAGGCCCCGAAGAAGCTCAAGAACGGCCTCACCATGGAGCAGGCCACACAGAAGCTTTCTTCCTCCGGGATTAACATCCAGGACGGCATCAGCATCGAAGACCTGGAGAAGCTTTACGACCAAGTCTTCTCATCCTTCCCAGGCGGCCAGCAGCCGGGCGAAGGCGCAGGCAAGGGCACGCCGCCCGCAGGCCAGCAGCAGCCCCTGCCGCTTGACGTCCCGCCCGCAGGCAAGGACGCGCCACCCGCAGGCGGCCAGCAGCCG